CCTATCGTTGTGTCCCGGTCTCCGCCAGCCTTAATACTTCCATCTGCAAGATATGGGCCGTCCACGTATTAGAAACTATGTCTTTCAGCCGTGATATTGATATTGGGAAACCGTGCTGGCCTAAATAAACATAAAAGCTATCATTAGCAATATCAACATCTGCTATTTTTGGAGTTATTTTTAACATAGTTTTCCCTGCTCTTCACTTTATACTACGACACAAATACTGTTTTTGTTTGTTTAAGATTTTCCCCATGAAACTTTACGTCTCGCATTTGAAAAATTAATCCAAGTAGTTCATTTGCTCGAAGAGTAAGAGTTCCTGTTCCTGTTAATTCAGAATCAATCAATCTTAAAAATCCCTTCATTCTGATAATCCCCCTTTAGTTTCTTTTTTTATCTTCTTAGTTTTCTTCTTCCCAGGTTCCCCTTCAATAGTCTCTTGCATACTTTCCGCATCAACCCCTTGTTCATAAATCAATTCAGGATACATTTCATCTTCAGTTGCTTTTCGCAATCGCATACGAGCATATCCACCAATACCCAATCTTTTTGATATTTCAGAAGAAGGGATTCCGACAGATTCAGTCACAGGTCCGTGTTTTACTCCTAACAAACCTTTTGCTCTTCCTTCAAAGTTTATTGTTTCTGAAACAGGATAAGAAATGTCAATCAACTGTTCAGGTCTTTTTTTCACTTTCTTAAAAATAGGTTCCTGATTATCATCAAAATCTACTGCTTCTTTAATTTTAAAAAATTCAGGAAATCCATTAAGTTTATTCTTTAAAAAGAAAATGCTTCCCCAAAAATCATATTTCTGAAAACGATCAAATTCAGCAATTTCATCAGAAACCCTATCAGACATAGGACCCCTTGAAGCCTTAACAGAAGCAAAAGTTCCTTTAGATGTTCCCGTAGTTACATCAGCAGGTTCATTCAATCCTGAAATAACCATTTGTAAAAGATCTGTATCTTGTTCTTTAATACTGGTCAAATTAGGATTCTTTGCTTCGACTGTCATCCCTGGAGGAAGTACCAATGTTCCTCCTGGAGTCTTCTTTTGAAAAATTGCTGTTTTAGCTCTTTCTTCATCAGATAAAGTCAACCACAATTTAAAATCTCTTGGATTATCAAAAGAAAAAACCCATAAATAAGATCCCGCCGCTTTCTTATGATCTATTTCATACTTCTTTAAATTCTCATAATGATTTAACCATTCAAGAACTGTTCTCAAATACGAAATAGATCTACGAGTAATAAGTCCTTTATCCCATGAAATAACAAATCGGAAATATCCCCCCAAAGAAGAATATCTCTTTTTTCGACTTCTTGAATCTTGTTGAAGACTTATATTATATCCTCTACAATCGTTATGATCTCTGTAATTTGTTTTCGTAGCGGGCAAAGTAGCCAATTCTGGATACCGAGCTATATAAATGCTCGGAATTTGGCTTATTAGATTCCCCCTTTCATCATTTACATTATAAAATAAAGGCATAGTAACTTTGGTGGGATGATAAATTATTCCTGTATTGTCTTTTCCATCTTTACCAATTAAAACAGGATCAATAAAATCAATTTCTATAAATCCATCGAGATGACAAGTTAAACAAAGAAAAAGTTCTCCTTCAATAAGAGCCCTTCCAACATACTTGGACCAATAAGAATAAAGTCGATTTCTTGGATCAAGTTCAGTGTTCTCTATTTCTTCTTGAATCTCTTGAACTCTTGAAGTTGTTTCATATCCCCATCCCGTTAATCTACCAATTTTTCCTGTAATCGCTGTATTTACTTGAGGATTTCTTTGAAATTTAAGCCAACATTGTTTTTGAAGATACTCTCTCGTTAATTGAGGATCTTCTTTGTCAGGACCTAAAGAAATGGGAAAACCATCTTCATCCTTTCTTGTTCCTGTTTCAGAAGAAGCATCATATTGCCAGGGCATAGAAAATTTAAACTTTGAAAGGACATCATCAGGCATGTCCATTATATATTGATCTATTTCTTCTCTTTTCATCTTTTTTATGAGAGGGATTAATAATTAATCCCCCTCTCCTTAGATTTTAATATAATATTCTATTTGAATATTTATATCATTATTAACTGTATTATACACCTTAAATAAGAGTAGGTCAAGTCCAGCAAAAAAAATTATTTATAATTTCCTATTACAGACTTATCCGGCATCCATACCCCGAAGGAAGTCATTGATTTTCTTATACGAAATAGATCTGAATTAATGTTGCGTCCACCATAAACAGACCATCCTATTGTATAAATACAGTCATCCTGAATTCCATATTTTTCTCCCTTTTCAGGAGAACCAAACCACTTCTTATCCGTATCGTGATCAAAGACCAACATCTCTTCTCGAAGGATGTCTTCCTTTTTCGATCCCCAAATATTAGTGATCGGACATTTAAATAAACCTGCTTTGATAATATTATAAAGTTCATTGAAGGCTTCTTTCTGTCTATCATAATTCGGATAGACAGGTTCAAAAGAAATCTGTCTGTCTTTACACCAATCTTCCATATCCCAGGTTCCATACCGCTCACTGCAAAGAGAATCTATTCCTTCAAATTCTTCATTACATTTTTCAAGCACTTCTTTGATTGTTTCAAGAGAATGGGTTTCTATATTAGCCAAAAGAAGAATAAGATAAAGGTAGCGGGGAGCAGTTGCAAGCATATTTGCAATATGGGGATTACTACGACTTCCTGGAAGTCCTTTTGCAATAACTCCGACAATCGTTCTGGCTTTTCCTCTTATTGCTGATGGATCTCCTCTATCTATTCCAGCAATTAAGGCAAAATGAGTATCAAATATATTTTCGAGATTTGTAAAATCATTTATTGTTGCCATTTTAGCACTTCCAAAATCACTGGATAAAGTATAAATTTCATCAATTTTTTGCATTCTTTCATAAATTCTTACGATTCTTACACTTATTTCTTCTAAATCTGAAGGCACATGTTTCTCAATAGCGTCTTTTTTAACTTCTATCAGCGTATTTTTCTCTTCGAGAGCAGAAAAAAGAGCAGTATTATTTAAAATACTCTTATCTATTGCATAAATAGAAGTTGCTTCTATCATTTCATCAGTAAAAACCCTTGCTGTACCTACTGACCAAAGATTTAAAAAATAACGCTCGAATTCTCCAAAAGGAAACTTGGCTTTATAATCAGAAAGTTGATCTTCTGTCATCAAAGGATGCCAATAATCTGAAATATCCCCGGTAACACTGTTTCGATATGAATAAAATAGAGTTTTCGTTTTCTTATCAATATAATTAATGTAAAGAGAATAGAGAACATGGGTCTTAGCAGAAACGGTAGAGTCGATCACTCCCATAGCATTAGGTACATTCCTGATTGATCCGTCAAGCTGGACAAAAAACTTAGGATTCTTCATATCGAACATTTCAGAGAAAGTATATCCGGTAATATTAGAAACAATACCAGTGAAAGAAGAAATAGAACGAATCATAGAATCAACATTCCCTTTTTCATTAGTAAGTCTGATTTCCTTTTCCTGGATATTACGTTCTCCCACTTGAGAATGAAGATCGGGAGAATGTCGAATAATATCCCGCATGATGTCAAAATGTACGAACTTAACCTGATCTTTAGAATTAGCTCCGAGCATGATTTGTTGTCGAGGCCAACAGAAAAACTTCCATAACTGGATAAGACAAGCTAAAAAAGACTTTCCTTCCCCACGGGGCCAACAAAGGACAATAAGTCGATTAAGAAACACACCATTTTTCATCTCCAAAGCTTTTCTTAAAACGTTTTTCTGCTTTTCCCACATCTCTTTATAAGAACGTCCTGTATCAGGATGAGGGGTGTCAGGAAGTTCGCTCATCTTAACCCAGATTTTAATATCCCCAAAAGCATCCTCATCAAGCGAAATAGGAGTGATTTCTCCGTAACAGTGATCTTCCACCCATTTGATCATACCCTCAGCACCATTACGATATTCAGGAACATTATAATCACGATTAAAAACAGAACCCTTCCCTCTATCCGCTTTCATCGCTTTACGAGTACGGGAAACCACTTTTCTAATTATTTTATCTGACATGAATTTATTCTCCTACAGCAACAACTTTACGGACTACCCTGTTCCTTAACTTCATCGCTCGTTCAGGAGGACGGACATCATCATCAAACTTAATATCAGGAAGCTCCGCTTCGATAAAATAATCAGAAAGACCCAAAGATCTCCAGGTCTGTTCCAACAACTTAATATGCTCCCGCATCTCCTTATAAACAGGATTTATAAAAGGCTTACCTTTATCATCCGTCATAACAGCATCTACAACACCAATCTCTACTATCTTCAATCGACATAAATTCTGATAAATAGGCATTAAATGCAAACCAATCCGCATCAAAGTAGGTTCATCCAGCACAGTAATGAAGTTTCGATATATAATAGCGGCCACAGAACGAAGATAGGTGTTTTCAACCCTGCAACGAGATCCTCTTTCATAATCACACAGATCAGAAGCAGGACATCTTTCTCCACGACAGGGTTTTGCCACTTCCCATGAAATAATCTGTTTCGTACCACTACCATCACTACCCTTTTGAACATGCATAGAACAAAGTTTCATTCTATACAGATCAGGCAGATCAGAAGATTCTTCAGATGATTCTATTGGTAAAGCATCATTGGTTTTCTTTCTTTTCATAATAAAATATCCTCCTTATACATAAACAATATACAATAAATGTGATTGTAGGTCAACATCAATCAAAAAAAGAATAAAATACATTGTAAATAGAATAAGTTATAGAGCAACTTCATCCAACCATAAAATAAAAAAGAAAGAAAGAAATATACCAAAAAACATAAATAAAAATCTACACTCTCTTTAATAGATATTAATAAAAACATGAATAGATAGATAGATAGATAGGGGTAGAAAGATAGGGGTAGAAAGATAGGGGTAGAAAGATAGGGGTAGAAAGATAGATAAATAAATAGATAGGGGTAGAAAGAATAATCATGGATTTTACAGGAAAAATTTTGTGGTGGAGTCTCTGCTCATAAAAACAAGGGGGAGCTACTCAAGATAGATTGAGGGGGTATACTTTTAAATCACGTCCGATAATGAACATTATGTAAACTTTAGCTGTATTATGTAAACTTTATGTGATCAAACTACATAAAATGATGTTGTTATATAGTCCAGTTCCTGTTGACTTCAGGAACTGAACTGAATCTCTTATAATGTAATTCAATGAGTGCATACAGCAAAGCAGGTATCACATATCAAAAACAATCCCCTGCTCCTTTCCTTTCCCATCCTTTATCAAAAACAATCCTCTGCTCCTATCCTTTTCTTTCTTTCTACTTCTTTCTTTCCACTTCTTTCTTTCTTTCTTTCTTTTCACAAATT